GTTACTGATGGTTATTTTGAGCCAACCGTTGATGAATTTGATTATCTCGTTGGCAAATTTCTTCTCAAAGATGAAGATAGACCATCAGTTCCAAAAGATGGATTGAAGCACCTGCTTTCGGTTTTCCATATGTTTGACAACAAGTCATCAGGCCTTACTAGCCTTTGGAGAAACCTGACCAAGAAGGAAGTCGTGACACAAGAAACTAATGCCTTCGCAGCCATAGTCTTCACAACTATGATGCTACGCTTAGCAGCTTGGAGGGATATAGCTACGGCCACACCCATGGATTTGTTCCATCGTGGTCTTATTGACCCTAAGGACATGTTCATCAAGTCAGATTGTTATGCCGAGCGTAAAGCTAAAGAAAAGGCTTGGAGAACCATTTTCAATGTTTCTCTTAGAGACAATTGTTTGATTGGTTTTGGTGTCAAACCTGTTTGCAGCAAATTGATGGATAAATATCAAGAGAATAGGGATCCATCTTACGCTCTCGGCATGGGACACCATGATGAAGGCATTCAACACCTTGGTGGTATTGTTGAAAAGTGGAAGGAAGTGTACCAAGAAGACGCTTCTGGTTGGGATTGGTCAGTCAAAAGAGATTGGATTTTATATACTGATGCTATCTTGACCGCTTCTTATACAGGACCACACTCAGCGGGTTGGAGTGCTATTCTGACTACAAACTTTTTGACTTCATCAACACATGTTCTTGCAAATCATAAAAGACTGTGGAGCCAGAAGACATATTGCATAATGCCCTCTGGTGGTATGGACACAGCATTAATAAATAATGTTGATCGCTCCGGTGGTGCACACTTAGGGATGATCTCTGCTGCTGTCAAGGAAAAGAAGGTTGAGAGTCTTCGCAAAGAAGTTATCAACGTCCAACAAAACAAAGAACTACCATCTCGATCTATGGATGAGAGCATAGTTAGATCTTATAGCTCAACTGGAAACGCGCAGTTGAGTGTTGGAATTGATGCTTGCACAGTCCCCTTTGAAAGTCTTTCAGCTGGTGATGATCTTTTGACCACCAAAGCTTTGGACCCCGACAAACTCAAATGTTATGGGACTAAATCCAGGGACGCATCTAAGGGTGATCCCAAATCTAGTTTCACTTTCACAAGTCACAACTATGAGAAAGAAAATGGGGTTTGGAAGGCAAGATTTCTAAACTTCGAAAAGTGTATCACCAAGCTCATGTTGAGTGGTGCGGTTCCAACTCTAGAACAGCTGTCTGGACTTCGCTTCGTCCTAAGGCATACACCAAAAGTGTTAGCCGATTTTGATAGGATTTGTAAGGAGAAGTCTTGGATCGTCCCTTCTGAGGTTGACGACACAGCTGCTTTAGAGTACGCTGAGCAAGCTGGTTATTATGATTTGTAGCCAAAGCCTCCGCTACTCGCGTCTTGAGCAGCTTTACACCCCACAATTGCCATTGAGCGTTAGACCAGTGTGTCTATTACATATATTACCATATATCTACACCCATCTCTCTATGCCCAAGTTTTGGGCTGCCAATTCAATTCGTCGTTGGAAGTTGAACCTTGTTGAGACACCTAATAGGGTTGAAGAGTGTCACAGTGTTATTGACGCCAGCTATGCTGCCACTGCAGCAGATGGTAATTTTAACGCCTCTACACTCTTTATATTCCGACCTGAAACCTCAGCAAGACACATCTTTCGCCTCGACGGCACTGAAAATGTCGCCATCCTTAAGGATATGACTTGCAATGCTGTTTCTTCTGCTACAGCTTTAAACACTTCACCATTGTCCGATCCTGCATTGGTTAATATTACAGGTACTAACGAAAGGTTTGCTGTAATTGGTGGTACCGCTGTAATGCACTTTTCTTTCCCTGGTTCATCTGCTATACTGCGTGTTAAGCGTATGAACACGGAGGACTGGAATCGCACCGCAGCTGGCTTGCGTTCCCAAATGATTGGTGACGCCCAGTCAGTTCGAGAGTACACCCTTTCTGGCAACTTTCGTCTCGCCTTTCGTGCTCCGATCAACAATCGGCTTTACTATGGCGCTCTCACTTTAACACCC